GATAAAATGTGATTGAAATGATTGATTTGAAAAATATGGATTGCCTTGAAGCAATGCGACAAATGACTGACAACCAATTTGATTTGGCGATTGTTGACCCGCCCTACGGAATCAGCGTGAATAAAATGACACTTGGTTCGGGCAAATACAAAAACAAAGGGAAGGCTTGGGATTCCGAAACGCCAAGTCAAGAATACTACGACGAATTGTTTCGTGTGTCAAGAAATCAAATCATTTGGGGTGCCAATTATATGATTGACAAAATCAAGCGTCCATCTATGGGTTGGATTTATTGGGACAAACAAAACGGCGATTCTGATTTTTCGGATGGCGAGCTGGCATTCACCTCATTCAACCGAGCGTTGCGTTCGTTCAAATATCACTTGTCAAAAGATAGACACGCAAGGTTTCATCCAACACAAAAGCCGGTTCAATTGTACGAATGGATTTTAGACAATTACGCAAAGGACTTTGACACGATTTTGGACACACATTTAGGTTCGGGTTCCATTGCGTTGGCTTGCCACAATCGCGGATTCGATTTGACTGGTTTTGAAATCGATTCCGAATATTATGAAAAAGCGATTGAGCGTTTGCGCGTTCATCAATCGCAACTAACAATGTTTTAAAATGGGAAAAGGAAGAAAGCCAAAACCAACGGCAATATTAAAAGCGCAAGGCACCTACGATGCGAGCCGGCACAAGAATCGATTGGAAGCCGACGGCATTCCAACCGCGCCCGCAGTACAATCCGCAAACGAAACGTTTGAATGGTTGGTTCAAAAATTGGACGACCTTGGTGTCGTTGCTGAAGTGGATGCGATGGCGTTGCAAATGTTATCGGACGCGTGGGAAGATTATCAAGTCGCGCGCGCCGTTGTCAAAGAACAAGGTCCGACCTACGCGACCACAACCGCGCAAGGCGATTTGATGTGGCGACCACGACCGGAAGTTTCAATGATGAATGCCGCATGGTCCAAGGTTGAAAAGATGATGATTCAATTTGGATTGACCGCATCGTCACGCGCAAAGATTGAGATGCAAGAAAAGATTGAAACACTTGATGACTTGATTGGATGACACACGACGAAACAAAATCAAACCGCATCATCAATTTCATTGAACGCGTTTGCACGCACGTGAAAGGCGATTTGGCTGGCCAACCTTTCCTTTTGGAAGATTGGCAAAAGGAATTCATTCACAAGATGTTCGGCACAATGAACAAGACGGGTTTGCGTCAATACCGAACATCGTATGTGCAGATTCCGCGAAAGAATGGAAAGTCAAATTTATCGGCGGCGATTGCGTTGGCGATTTTGTTCGTTGAAAAAGAACAAGGTGCGGAAATCTATTGTTGCGCATCGTCACGGGACCAAGCAAAGATTGTGTTCGAGGTGTGCAAACAAATGGTTCGCAATTCCGCAATCTTGACAAAGAATTGCAAGACGTTCCAAAACTCAATCGTGCTGAATGGGACCAACTCGTTTTTGAAAGCGGTCGCGGCGGATGCTGGATTGTTGCACGGGGCGAATGCGTCCGCGGTCATCTATGATGAATTACACACGGCAAAGAATCGTGAATTGTGGGATGTGATGGCGACGTCAATGGGTGCGCGTTCGCAACCTTTGATGATTGCAATCACCACGGCTGGAGTGTTCGACACGAATTCCATTTGCCACGAATTGTATTCGTACGGCAAACGAGTTGAAGAAGGTGTGATTGAGGACGACACGTTTTTGCCACTTATATATGAGGCGGACCCCGACGATGACATTCACGACCCAAAGGTTTGGAAAAAGGCAAACCCAAATTTCGGCATCTCAATCAAGCCCGAATATTTTGAAAAGATGGCGCGCGAGGCAAAGACGTTGCCGTCGTCGGAAATCGCATTCCGTCAACTGCATTTGAACCAGTGGGTGAACTCATTGGCGTCGTGGATTACCGATGACGAATGGATGAAATCGGCGGGCAATGTAGATTTGGAACAATTGAAAGGACGCAAGGCATACGCGGGACTTGATTTGGCCGCCGTTGAAGATGTCACGGCGTTCGTTTTAGCGTTTCCAATGGATGACGAAAGCATCAAGATTGTGCCGTTTTTGTTTGTCAGTGAAGCCGCCGTTGAACGACGTCGGAATCAAACGGGTGGTTCGTACGATAAATTCGTGAGTGCTGGCGAATTGATTGTGACGGAAGGCAATTCAACGGATTATGCAGTCATTGAAAGAAAAATCAAGGAATGCGCGGAAATCTTTGACATTCAATCCGTGGCTTTTGATAGATGGAATTCGAATTCACTGGTCCAACAATTGACGGACGCGGGAATTGAGATGGACCCGTTTGGCCAAGGTTTCATATCTATGACCGCACCAATTAAGAACGCGGAAATCTTGGTGAAGAAACGATTGTTGCATCATGGCGGTCACGGAATGATGCGATGGATGGCGGCGAATGTGGTGACAAAAAAAGACGATGCCGAGAATGTGAAGTTCAGCAAATCAAAAGCGGGTGATAAGATTGACGGAATCATTGCGATGATTATGGCACTCGGTGAGATGATGACGATGGAAGGAAAGGATATGACGGGAACGTCCACATATGAATCGCAAGGAATTCGAATGTTATGATGAAAATGGAAGATGCCCGCGAATTGGGATTGATGTTGTTTGAAAATGGGTTCACGCCGTGGATTGCTGAAACGGGTGACGGGTACATTGTGCGCATCTTACTTGATGGGGAAATCATCAATGTTTTTCGCACTGATTTAGAAGCCAATAAAAAAAACTGAAAAGTTTTTCACGTTTTGTGGATTGTATTGATTTTTTTGTATATTTGAAGTGTTGCAACGGAGCAACGACCAAAACAAACACCAAATGAAAATTCAAGCAAACCTAAAAAAACTCGGTAACAGAAAACCAACTACTCGCCAAATGCATAGCAACGGAAACATTTATGATGTTTACGTAAGTGGCGATAAAATAGTTAACTACTGGTATTGGAACGAAAAAGAAGAAAAATACCATCAAGTATGTTTGTTTTACGATGATGAATTTTTAACCGAAAACGGAGAGGTTATTAGAAAAGGGCGATTAAAAAGAGCATAAGTAACAAAGGGGCGGTGCAAGCCGCCCTACTATAACAACCAAAAACACCAACAAAACGAACACCACGTGAAAACATTTAAAAAATACCCGGTCACAATTAACGCTTTGCAATTCTTTGTTCAATACTTAGGTGCTGAAGTTGAAGGCAATTGCAAATGGCACATCACGTCGATTGACATTCCAAACATTGATTCGGAAATCGACACATTGTGGCACACTAAAGAAGAAGCGATTCAAGCGATTCAAGAATTCATCGCGTAACCTCAAAAATTTTCCGCCTATGTATTACACGACAACGACAAATGATTCCGTACATTACAAACCGAACATGGAACCAGTTGACGACATATCGGTTGGCGACATCATCGAGATGACGCGCACGGGAAAAGAATTTTTGGTGGAATCAATCACTCCATCGGGAATCATATTGAAGGAATGCACGACATACGTTTCATTCAGCCGTTCAGCATTGAACGAACGTTTGAAACGAAATTCGGCAATTCACAAAGCTATTTAAAGAACCACGGGCGTTCTGCCCGTTTGGTGTTTTGGTTTGGTAGGGGACGTTGTGGTGACGTCCCCTTTTTTTTGCCTATTGTTTCATTGCATATGATTATGTATATTCACCCCGAATTGTACAATCATTTTCAACCGAATGGCCGAAAATCAAAATTTATTCGGGCGCATTTTGGGCGCATTTCGTTCCAATCCGAATCGCCCATCAACATCATTGGCCAACCCGGCCGAATGGATGTTCAGCGACAACGAATCAAAAACGGGCATTGCCGTCACGGAAAACACCGCGATGCAATTGTCCGCCGTCTTTGGTGCCGTTCGTGTTATTTCTGAAACAATGGCAACATTGCCGTGGAGCGTTAAGCAAACCACGGACGGCATCGTTCAAGATGCTGAAGGCCATCCAATCAACAAATTGATTCATCATCCAAATGCGATGATGACCGATTTCACATTCCGCGAAACGTGTCAAGCAAATTTGTGTTTGCACGGGAACGCGTTCATTGCAATCAAACGCGATGGTGCTGGGAATCCAATTCAATTGATTCCGATTTCACCAAATCGTGTTGATGTCAAAGTTTACAAAGACGAAAAGTTCTATCAAGTAGATGAAAAAGAAACGTTCGACGATTCCGAAATGATTCATTTAGTTGGATTAGGATTCGACGGCGTTGTTGGAAAATCCGTGATTGAAGCGGCACGCGAATCCATCGGATTGGGCTTGGCGGCGGACCAATTCGGTGGTTCGTTTTTCGGCAACGGCGCAAACGTGTCGGCAGTCTTAACACATCCGGGAAGATTAAGCGACGAAGCATATAAGCGTTTGATTCGTTCGTGGACACAACGCAACGCGGGATTGGATAACGCACACAAAACGGCAATCCTTGAGGAAGGGATGTCCGTGGAAAAAATGTCCATCAGCCCACAAGAATCGCAGTTCATCAGTACACGAAAATTCGGTGTTGAAGATATCGCCCGTTTCTTCCGTTTGCCATTGGCTTATTTGGGTTCAATGGAAAATTCATCCACACGTGCCAACGTCGAGGAGCAAGGAATTATGTTCCAACGCAACACGATTTTGCCGTGGGTCAAACGCTGGGAATCCGAAATCAATCGCAAGTTGTTTGTCGGCGATTCTGAATATTACATCCGTTTCAATATGGACGGATTGTTGCGTGGTGATATTCGTTCACGTTACGAAGCCTACACAAAGGGACGTCAATGGGGATGGATTAGCGCGAACGATGTGCGCAAGTTGGAAAATATGGCACCGATTGATGGTGGCGACGCATACTTGCAACCAATGAATATGATTGACGTGGCAA